AAATAAACAGTTCAGTCTTCAACATTTCAGTTTCAGCCTGAGAACTAACAATCAGGTTACGACTGTTAGGATACGCCTTGTTAATATTCATCACTTCACGAGCATCCAACACGTATTCCTTCGCGTTAGAAGAACTCATAGTAGCCAGTTTACCAGCCTTGTTGTTCAAGAACTCATGAACTTGACCCAACAGCACGCGGTCAACCGTGCGCCCCATCTGCATGGCAGCAGGCTGCATGTGATACTGGATCAATTCCTTAAAGGACATGCTGGCTTCCTCATCCTTGATCGTGAAGTTAACATAAACATGCTGATTCAACGGAACCTGCACATTCGTGCTCTGAGCATCTTGGCTCTCAACACTATCGGACTGAGCTTTACGCCGAGTCTCGAATTCGCTAGGACGCCGAGTATTCACAACGTCACCATAACTAGCAACCAGAGGAGAGAAGTCACGATGGACCAGATTGGCCATGACCATGTTCTCTTCGAGGATTGCCAAAGATTCTTGCGCCCAAATCTCAGGAATAAGGGCATCATTGCTATTTGCGTAGCACAGGGGGAAATGGTTCATTTTGAACTCCCTATTGTTTGAGTAGTAAGTTTCAATAACCTATTCCCAGGTAGTTTATACTGCCTCTGCGCCCCTGGTCTACGCGAGGCAAAACCCGGATATCCCGGTAAATTGAATATTTAGGTCGCGGAACACTAAATATTCAACAATATATTAACGCTTACTAAGCTTATCTTTGATCGCTTGACGATGCTTTCGATACTGCTCAGGCGTCATATTCGAATAATCAATTGCATCAAGTTCACCAGTACCAGGAGCATTACCAGCTCCAACACCACTGACCACATTACTCTTGAAAAGGTTTCCATACATCTTTGGTAGCTCCTTCATTCTTTTTACAGCGTCCAAAGGTGTACGAAGCGTTCTAATTTCCTCTCCAGTTTTTTCATCAATATCTGGAAAATCAACCATAGGAGCCAGATTTCCTTCAACTTCTTTCAATTCAGTAAAAGGTTGAAGCAGCCCGACAATCTGGTTAGGATTAAAAGCTTCTGCACTAGTTGCTGCATCTTGCAAAGAGCGACTGATAGTCTCTTTCTTAAAGAGACCTTCCCAATGATTAGCTCGCTCCATTTGGCTTTTCAATTCGTTTTTATATTTTTCTTCAGATTCTTTTCTTTCTCTTTCCAACTGTTGTTCTTTTGTAAGCTGGCTCTTTTGAAGATCATCAAGTTGTGACTTCAATTTATCTCGTTCTTCTTTAGTTAAACTTTGACTCTTCAAAAGTTCTTGATAATTGCTCTCAACTTGTTTTAGCTTCTCTTGATGTTTCCTTTTGTCTTCGGCCAGAATCCTATTCAAATCATCTTGAGTAAACGTCTTATCATCACTTTGAGGCGATGCATTTCCTGGTTGATTACCTTGCTGATTTCCTTCGCCTTCGCCTTCACCTTCGCCTTCATAACACAACACAAAAATTTGAGGTCTAAACTGCATAATTCCTAACCTTTCGTTAGTCTGCCCTACGGATCTTTAGTGGATTATCACCAGACAAGTACGGTTGTAACCATCTCCATACTCTGGCAGTTGGAATACCATACGCTAAGTATTCCAACGACGAGCTGCCATTGTCGTAGGTAGTCCTGACAGCAGAATAAGATTGCCTTACGATATGCAACCTATCAATAGCATCTTCTGAATCAAACCCCTCTATGATAGCTAAAGCTATTTCATAGCAGGCCCATTCAATTTCTGTTGGGACTGATGAATCCTGACCACGAGGAAACTCTAACTCTTGATCAGCATCAGCTGCAATTATTTCATTTCTAGTCGGCGGGTCATCAAGAATCTTTTCATATTTTTCACTAGCTGAATCATATTCATACATTACGGACCAAACAGAGTGCTTTACACCTTTGTAATTCAAAGAATCTATGATTCTAGTGGCTTCAAGTAATGCTTTTGGCCTATCTGAAGGAGTTGAATCACTCCAAGACTCTGAATGCAAACGATTACTAAAATAAGAGTTTGCACCAGATATTGACCCATAATATGAAGACATATCTCACCGATACCTTTTCTAGGTGGACAATTGCGGACACGCCGCAACTGGCTCCTTTAGTGCACCAACATTTCTGTTGGAGGGTGTATCTACCAAAGCTCGCAGGAAAATCCCACGAGCGCCGTTAATATCGCGGTCAAACTTCGCACAACAATCCATCACTTTCTTTCCGCCAATCTCGTGTAACTTTCCGCACACTGAGCACGTCTTGCTCGTAAACGCTTCAGAAACATGAACAATGGTGCGCCCCCACTCCTCGGCTTTGTCCAACAAGATTGTTCTGAATCTTCCATGCGCAAGTGTGAGCATCTTTCGTGCTGTTTTGCTGGTGATCTTACGCGCCGTTCGGACTGTCATTTCCCGCGCATCAAACTTGGGTATAACAATAACGCGAAAGTTTTTCACTAGCCAAAGCGCTGTTTTGTGATGTAACTCGGCAATCAAATTCCGAATACGCTCACGCATCCTGCGAACAGCGCGCCACTTCTTGCGACTGATTAACTTATCCATCCACGCGCACAGTCGTTGAACTCTGTTGATAGCTAAGTCTCCGAGCTTGCCAACAACATCGGGAGAAAAGAAAGTAAGGAAAGTTCGCACACCTGGATCGACCGCGACTTCGCCCTCAGCTTGGTTCTCGCATTTAGGCTTGTTGTATGGAACCAAGAGATAAAACTTTCCATTTTCGTGAAGCAATCGGCAATCGTATGCTGGCCGCTCCAACGGTTCGGCAGACTTCATGCTACCGAGAAGTCTCGGATAGACGCCATTCTGTCCTACACTTTGCTTTGGGATGTACAAGCTATCCCGCCGCATTTTCTTCGAGCGAAACGCCAAGCGAAAGGCTTGACCTGTTTGTTTCGCAAACTTGAAACCATTGCGACGAGCAATAGCTTCGTCTTCAATTGCCATCTGCTTAATCTTGTACGGAGTGGACTTTGCCCACTCCGGGCAAGCAGCAAGCATCTCGACCTGCGCCGATTTACGGTTGACAACTTGCTTCTCGAGCGCTTGGTTGTAAAACCAGCGGGCTGCCCCACACCACTGCTTTAGCGTCCGTCGCTGCGAGGCAGTTGGAAACAATCTAACGCGCTTGCACCGTCTTGTACTTTCGCCTGCCGTGCATTCGGCAGGAAAAGACGTGGACGATTGAGAGTAAGTCTTCGACCATTTCCTGTTGGGGTGAACACTTATCTGTGTTGAGAACCACGAGTTTGCAAGCGTGGCGTGCGCAAAGCCACTCCACAAGCTCGAAGCCGAACCTGCATAGTCTATCGCGGTAGGCGACCACAATCTCGCTGACTTCTCCGCAACAGACTCGCTCCAATAAGGCGCACAATCCTTTTCGCTTCCAGTTAAGTCCTGAACCCACGTCTTGGATAATTTCATGGGCGGGAAACTGGCTGCGCAGTGCCTCAACCTGTCTTGCAAGATCGTCTCGCTGTTTGGCAGAGCTAACCCGGCAGTAGCAAACTTGCGCTCGTGGTTGCTTAGCAATCCAGTAGCGCCTGTGTCGGCTAGGCAGTTGTTTTGTACGGATTCGACCATTGTTAGACCACTTAATTAGCGTCTTGCTACAAACTCCAAATAGGCTCTCGCCTGCTTATTAGAAACCCACAAATGTCTGGATTTGTCCTAGTTTTTGGTTACTGTGCGTTTACCTCTCTAGGGTTTTATTTCTACCCCTAACAGGTTTCTTTTCTTCGGTTCTCATAGTAGTGTCGGTCGCTTCCTCTCGTTCTTCCTCTCCAGACCTAGCATTTGAATCCAAGTCTTCTACTCCTCTTGCTGCCATTCCTTCAAGATTAGGTTGCTTCCCTGCTTGCTGAACTTCCAAAATTCTTCTCGCTCGTTCAGCGTGGTCTTTTCTAGCCTGTAGATATTCATCATCACTGAATCCAACAGCCATTGAAGCTGTTCTCTCTCCAACTAATCCAGCTTCTCTCGCTCTAATAATGATCTCAGGATCAGATGTAGCATAATCAGCTTCATCAATTTGACCAAAGATAATGTCAATCGTGTTAGTGTTAACCTTTCCAGAGAGCAGAGCTGTAACAATATTCTTTGCCAGCTCTTTCTTAATTTCTCTTCCTGGAACAGTGTACATTAATTTAGATAACGCTTCAGCTTCTTCAATCCTGTCTTTATCATCTTTAAGACTATATCTATCAGGATATTTAATTGTTGCTACTTGACGTTGATCAGGATTCTTATTTTCATATGCTGCCCAATGTTCAGCAACTTTTCTTTCTGCATTCTCTAATACTAATCCGATATAAGAAAGACCGGCTTCAAGACCTTGATCAGAAAGCTTCATGGCTTCACCTGACATTACCCTCTGGCCAACTTTATTCTGTACAGCAAGATTAACCAATTTACGAATATCGTCTTCAAGTTTTTCTTGAAGCTTCATTGAAGCTATCAAAGGCTCACTACTTGGATGAATGAATGCAGGTCTATCTGCTTTCAAATCATAGGTTCGACCATGAGTTATTCCAGTTCTTACTTCAGTTCCACCTTCACTATTATCTGAAGTTACTGTGGTGCCGTCATCATCTACAACTTTCTTTAGGTGGCTTCCTACAGCTCTTTTATCTTTTTGCTCAACATAGAACGGATAGTTAGCCTTCAAAGCATATGAAACGTCGCTCGAACCAAGATTCAATAAAGCAACTTGATGTTTGTATACGTCTTTAAGGACACTCCCATTAATATCCAACATTGCGAACGGGATTCTATTTAGTTCTAATTTAATGACACTTTCATCATCAACTGGGAGTCCATTTAAGTCAATTGGTCTTTCATTTTCATCATATAATTTCATTCTTACCATTCTATCAATCGGGTCTATCCAGATAAAACGGTATCTTGTATAACTACCAGAAGGAAGATGGACTCCATTAGCAAAACCTTGTGTATAACTTATCCCTTGGTCTCGAAGAAGGATAGCTTTATAATCTCCGGGTTCTTCTGGTTTAGTTTCTGCCCATGAAAGAATATCTTCTACTCGATACATGTAGCAATAAGGACGTGCATTTCCTTCATCTGCCATTGTTCGAAAGCCGCTCAGCTTAGGCATGTCCACATATACACCGACACGCCCCATAACAAGAAGCTCAGTAAGGACATCAATACCAAGGAACGACTGCATTGATGATCCTTTATTATCGACTCCTCCTATTTCTCCAGACGTAGATTTCATGTAATTTTCACTACCGCCACGGCGGTATACATCTCTAAGTCTCTGAAAGATAGAGTTTCTAATATCGTTTACTGCTGCCTTTGAGAAACTAGGGATCGGAGTATATAATTTTCTATTTTTGAAATCTTCTTCTGTTTCTCGATTGCTAAACTTTTTCAAGTTTCGTAAGACAAACTGTGGACCGCCTTCATATGTTTCACGCCACTCCTCCCAGTACATCTCATCCTTTAGATAATCAGGGTGTCGAATAGCTGTAATAAAATTTTGGTCACTTACCATTACAAAACCTTTTCGTTAATATCTCCTCCAGAAGCTACGCCAGCAGCCAATGGAAGAGCAATTTCGGCGTAATTTAACGCATGTCCAAAGTGATCAGGACCAGTATTCAAATACACTGCTTTTGGGTTTCCTTGATCGTCTTTCTCATATGTTCTAACTAATGCTTTCATGTGGTCTTTGAATTCCAAAGACGTGTCACCTGGAATAGTTATTCTATCAGAATGAAATCGACCTAAGGAAGCGTCAAGCCAATTCGTTCTATCGACTGTTACAATAGGTGCATATGAATCTTCTTCTGATATTTGTAATTCTTTTCCAGTTACTCCCCTTCTATAACGACACAAATAAATATAACCAGGAAATCTCCTAGCAAAACGTCTTGCATCGTTTACTTGTGGATCGGCATCAATAACACAGGTTCGAATTTGCCACTCTCTCATAAGAGGGTCTAAGGTATCGAAGTTGTCTCCTGGCAGTTTCCCTTCCCATAAAACTTTTGCAAATGATGAAGCATTCAAATCTCCTAATGAATCTTGTAGAAGAAATTCGACCACAACTATATGATTCATTTTTCCTTGATCAATACCCATCACAATACAACGTTCAGTTCCTATATCTGGACGTTGATTTTCCTTGAAATAAGATCTTACTGCTTTACTTATTTCACTTTCAGTTACTTGACCTCCATCAGGTATATATGGAATCCCTTGTTTTGAGTTATGAAACTCAACCATAGCGGCTTCATCACCGGCTCCACGAAAGTAAGCTGTTGCCAAATCTCCTGGAGTAATGGTGTAAGAGTACATTTGATTTATATAAAAGCTTCTGTGATCAACGTCAACAATTGCTGTTGGCTCCCAAAAAGCTTTCTTTAGAAAATCAAGTTTCTCTTCATGTTCAATTTTCTTTTTGCATTCCTTGCATTTCAAATAAGATCTTTTTACATTTGGATCAGTTATTGTCTCGCCGCATATTTCAAGACAATCTGGAAACACAAACTCTGTAAGTTTTCCACATCTAGGACAAGTAAAATAAAAGTGTTCTTGTGTTCCTTGAAGAAATAATTTATGTACTCCATACTGAGGTATAGTAGGAGTACTTAACGAAAGCACTGATTTATGTAACTGACCAGATAAACGTTCAAAGGCAAGCCAAATCTGCTTCTGATCCATCTCATCCATTTCGTCAAGAACTAACACTGACACAGGGATAGATTTAAGATTACTGTCACCGCGCGAACCTCTAATGTAAAGGTTCACACCTCCAGCTTGCTTTAACCCAACTGTATTTGTATCAGTAAAAAGACCCTTCAAATACGGACTATAAAGAAGAGCAGTATTAAATCTAGACTTTGAAAAATCACTTGCATTTAGTGCAGTTGGAAGAACATAAAGAACATCTTGTTTCTTTACGTCAACAGTAAAGAATGACATGTTAATAGCTACTTCCGTTAACCCAAGCTGAGCAGCTTTCATTATTGTATTAAAGCTGGCCTCAGAATCATGTATCTCTCTACACCAAGGATGATACTTAAAACTGTAATTACCAGGAAAGGGCTCTCCCATTATTCTACGGTGCTGAACCCATCTACTACAAGTGTTTAATGTCCGAGACACTAAACCAGCATTCAGTGTTGCACCGAAATCCTCTAAGAGTCCCATTATTCATCCTGGTAAGACATTTTATTTTTGTATCTTAATTTTCGTTTTTTCAAGTTCTCGCTTTTCTTTAAGTTCTCGCTTTTCTTTAAGTCGTTTCTTCTCTTCTTCAATTTGCATTTTCTGCAAGTAGTCCTGTACATCCATTACTCCTCTTTCTGGGCACCACATTCTAGACGACCAAGCTTCACCATCACTTTTACCTGATTTGATTGCCTCAATCAGTACTTCAATTGAGTCATCAGGGATTTCAAGCTCCACTGCATTTGATGCTACAGATACAAACTCACCTTTCGGAGTTTTACATCTACATCTTGTATTAGGAACACCGCGAAAAGGGTTTTGAATCTTCATAGACACGCTCCGAAAGAATAAGTGGAATAAGAGCAAGGAGAATTCTAAGAATTTCGTCCCAATTAGCAACAAACCAATCCCAAGCATTCTGAAGGAAGCCGCCCCAACCCATATCAGCTTTGAGGAGCCCTTCATTCCAAGGATTAATCTTTTGAATTTCAGCATTCCATCGAGTAAGAACTTCTTCGTCTTGACATGCTAGCATAACACTATCATATTCATAAGTAGTCATCTCACCACGACGGCGTGCCCGTCTAGCTTGTCTGCGAGCTTTACGTGCTAGTCTTCGATTGTTCATAGTTCCCCTCTAGTAGTTAGGTGTTGGAGGCTGGTACGAATTAATATCAAATAAATGTTCAATGTTAGTTACTTGACTAGTGAAGAAATTATCCAAGCAAACAACATTGTGCTTATCTTGGAGAAGTCTTTCACATAAATGTGAGCCAAGAAATCCGGCACCACCAGTGACTAATATACGTTTCATTTACACTTGATTCCAAACGCAACAAACGCAACATTTTGCGGTTGTTGGGGATGTTTGCGGCTCAAGTTGCCGTCGCAAGCTCTCGCTTGCCATTAGTAATGCGCGTTTACCGTGGTGGCG